GCCGCGCCGCGGTTTCCCGCCGGGTCGAGATCTTCTTCATCTCGATCGAATCGGTGGGATCGTCGTTGACCGGCTCGGACGGATCGGCTCCGAGATCCTTCCATCCGGGCATGTCGACCACCCGGCCGCCCATCGACAGCTTGGAGGTGACGGCCGGGTCGGAATACAAAATTCCGGCCTGGTAGATGTCCATCTTCTGGACATGTTCCTCAAACGAGTACTGCGCATAGACCGACGGAACGATGACGTCGGACAGTTTGGTATAGGCATCAGCCACTTTGGTCTTCCTTCAGGTGAAGCGAAGGCCCGGCCCGCCCTTCGACAGGGCTCAGGACTACCAGGGGTTGCTGGCAATCCAGAGGTCGGGGTTTTCGCCGGCCTCGCGGGCCAGGCGCTTCGCACGCTCGGGGTCGCTTTTCACCAGGGCACTGATGCCATCGACGTCGCGCTCGCCATTGGCCAGCCGCTTGAACGGATTTTCTCCGCCCGGCCGTCCGCCGCTGCCGATCGTATCGTCCCGAAACATCGTCTCGCCGACCGCCTTGAATGCTAGGGCGACCTGCGGATCGGTGAGGCTGCCGTCCGGCAGAAGGATGCCCTTCGCCTTGTAGACGTCAGCCAGACCGAGTTTCTTCAGCGCCCGGTCGGCCAGCTCCAGGTTTGTCTTGAACCTGTCGCTGTCGAGCGGTCCCCAGTCCTTGACCAGTGCGTCGTGGGTGTTCTTGACCTGCTCGGCGACGACGGTTGCTTGAGCCTTCGCCTGCTCGGCCATGTAGGTGACGAACTTGTCGTGGACGACCTGCGCCTGCTTCGACGACAGCCCGGCTTCGTGCATCCAGGGTTTGGACGCCTTGGCGAGCTCATCGTTGTAGGGCACGTCTTCCGGGTAACCTTCCGGACGCTTGAACTCGAGTTTGTCGGGAGACGCGATCGGCCGCCGCTCCTCAGGCAGTTTCGAGACGAACTTGTCCCACTCCTCCTGCGGCGCGTCGGCGGCCGGCACGCTGACCGCGGAACCCAATCGGGACTCCGCGTTCATGCCGCCGGAGATGGCGTCGTCGATGGTCTTGTAGCCCTTGGTTTCGACCCACTTCCGGGTGCCTTCGGAAAGACCGGAAAATGGATTTTGTTCGCTTCCTGCAGCAGACCCGTTCTCTACAGGTTGCGACGGCTCTGCAGGGGTGCCCGCCGGATCCTGTGCAACAGGTTCCACGGACCCGGCTCGCGCCTGATCTGACATGAGATGTTCCTTGGTTGAAGCGGCTTACCCAGCCGCCGGGATTTACGTGGCAGAGACGGCGGCGTTGGTGTCCGCCCTGAGCCAGTTCGTGCCGTTCGAATAAGCCACCACCGGAGATCCGGCGGCGCCGTTGCTCACATAGATGAGGCAGCGCGCATACGACGCGGCGGCCGGCACCGTGGCCACGGTATAGGTCAGCAGCTTGAGCGGCGATCCGGTGGTCGACACGGCGGCATTGGTCAGCGTTCTCGGAATCCCTTTGGTCATCTGAGTTCTCCTGAGGAAAGGGTTCTAGCGGCTTTCCCAGCCGCGGGGATTTGTCAGGCGGCCCGCGCTGTGCGGATCCTCTCCAGCCTGGCCGAGCGCTCCAGCTCGACCAGCGCCTCGTCGCTCATCTGCAGATCGTCCATGATCACCTGCAGCACCTCGGCCCGGGCATTCGACAGCGCCGAATGCAGCTCGAAGCCGTGCGGCGATTTCGTCCTGGCGATCCACTCGGCATAGGACGGGCGCCGGAAATAGCCGGTGACGTGCGCCAGGTGAGTGAGCACGATCTCGGCGTCTTCTGTGCTGCCGTTGCCGGCAAACAGACGCCGGAAGGCCTCGACCCTTCTGAGCTCGGCGGCCGACGGCCCGCCGGCATCGCCGGCCCGGGCAAACGGTTTTGCCTTGCTCATGCCGGCGGCGTGGCCGGCGCCTGCATGGCGCCAGGCGGCAGCATCCCCGCCTCACGCGCCTGGGCCGCTGCCGGCACCGCGGTCGCGGCGATGTCGGCGCCCTGCTTCAGCGCCGCCATGCCGGCCTGCGCCTGTTGCGCCTGGGCCCTCGCCTGGCGGATGGCCTCGACCTCGTCGTCGGTCCTGAGCAGCCGCTGCGGCGCCCTCGAGGCCTCCTTCTTGATCTTCAGGTATTCGTCGCCGTCGATGCGGTCGAGGATCGACGGGTCCATGGCCGCCTGCGCGTACTGCACGGCCGATGTCACCACCATGTCGGAATCGCGGCTTTCGGCGGCGCGCCGCAGGATGTCGAGCGGCGAGGTGAAGGTCGGGCGGATCGGCCTGCCCGCCAGGCTCTGCGGCGGCAGGAACTGCGAGCCCTCCTCGTAGATCCCCTTCTCCTCCAGGATGGCCAGCTCGCGCTCCAGGTTGGCGGCGAAGCCGGCCTGGATGATCGATCCGGACGGACCGAGCAGCGCGCCTTTTTCCTCCTGGCGGATCAGCGCCTCGGTCGCCGTCATCTGCGGGTTCTGCACCAGCGTCTGGAACAGGTTCACGAACATCATGTCGCGGATTTCCTCGGCGCGGCCGGCAGCATAGTCGAACGCCATGCGCGGATCCTGGCCGGTGTTGATCGGCTGCACCATCGGCCGGCCGTTCTCGTCGATCAGCCCCGGATAGTGCGCGCCGGGATTGAGCGTCGGGATGTAGTCGAGCTCCGCCTTGGTGGCGAGCGCCGGGTCGGTCGCCTGCTGCAGGCCGCGCAGGCCGGTGCGCCTGACCGCGTTGATCTCCCGGACCGTGGTCAGCGCCTCGATGGTCGGGCTGATGCCGTAGCTGTCGTTCTCGTAGCGGCGCCAGTTGAAGCAGGCCACAGGGAAGGCCGAAAAGCCGCTCTCCCTGACGATCGCCTCTTCTTCCTCGAGCACATGGTAGGACACGAAAGCGCTGTCGAGATACTCGGCAACGTCCTTCTTGCGATAGGTGCGGCGATCGTCCCGGGGCTTGATGCACTGGATCAGGCCGAGCTTGGTCAGGCACTTGGCCGGGTCGTTCGCCATCTCCTTCACGGATGCCGGCAGCTTGTCGCCGAACTCCTGGGCGCACTGCCTTGCGGTGCGCTCATACTTGCGGTGGAACAGGTCGACGCGGCCCCAGCGGTCGCGGCCGATATAGGCCTCGACGACGGGGATCGAGGCGTAGTGGATCATCGTCGCCCCGAACCCCTCCTCGGCGTAGAGGTAGCCGGGTCCGTAGCGCACGACGTTCCTCAGGCAGGCCTGGGTGGCCGGCACGAAGTTCGAGGTCGCCGAATAGCGCAGCGTAAACAGGAAATCGCGCAGGTGCTCGGCCCACTCCTTCTCCTCGTCGGTCTCCTCGTCGTTCATCGCCTCGGTCGACAGATTGTGCCACTTGTCGGACTGCGGGATGATCAGGCTCTCCAGCCCCGCTGCCAGGCGGTTGGCGGCCGAGTTGATGGTGTTGTCGTAGACCTGCACGGAACGCCGCTCCGAGCGCTCCGGCTGCGAGCCGAAACCGCGCACCGAGCGGTGCGTGTGGATGTCGGGGCCATCGGGGTCGCAGAAATCCGCGACCTCCTGCCATACCGCCTCGTAAGATTGCCTTTCGCTTTCCATCTCGTCCTGGCGGGCGAGCACGTCACGGGCGCGGCTATCGGCCATCGTCAAAGCGCGCCGGCGGCCGTCAGCGCCCACGCCGCGCCGTCATACTCGACCTCGCACCACTGCCCGACGGCCAGCGCCTTGAGCGGCCCGGTGCCGACATTGAGGTTGAACGCGCCGGTCGCGGTCGCCTTGCGCACGATCCTGAAGCGCGCCCCGCTGTTCGTGCCGAGACCAAGCGTCGAGAGCGTCACGGTGCGGTGGGCGGTCAGCTCTGTCGCCCAGATGTTGGTGGTGGCGGAGAGCGACGCCTGAAGCGTGACGGTGGCGGTGTTGGCGTGGTCGGCGGAGACGGTTCGCGCCTCCACGTCGGTCCTGTGGACGACCCAGTTGGGCGTGGCTCCATCAACCCGATACGCCTTGAAGGACGGCGGCTTGTTGAAGCCCCCGAAGGTCACGGATGCCGCGCCGTTGACGGTCGTGCCTGCGCCCGCCGTGACCGTCGTCGTGCCGGTCGGCTGGCCGTTGGCGCCGCTGCCATAGCAGGTCCAGACGATCTCGTTGTGGCCGAGATTGTCCAGCGAGGCGACGTCGTTCAGCGTGATGTTCGGCGCGTCGTTATAGATGTTGCGCGGCCCTGTCCCAAGCGACAGCGAGACCGAAGCCACGCCGCCGTTCTTCTTGAAGTTGCCGGCCTTGATCCGGTTGCCGAGATAGTAGAACTCGGCGCTCGGAACAGACTTGGCGCTGTCAAAGGTGACGCCGTTGTTGGCCTGCGCCCGGCGGACCTTGGCCGGCGTAAAGCCGCCCGTCGTGTTCAGCCGCATCGAGGTGAGCGCGGTCGTCGCCTGGAAATAGACGATGTCGTGCGCATCGCCGCCCTCGATGTAGCACTCGTCGATGGAGCCGCCGGCCGAATTCGATACTATGCCGCGCCCGACGATGATGCCGAAGACGTTGCTGGCCGAGTGGAACGAGGAGATGTTGCCGGGGTTGGACGAGAAGGCGCGATAGCCGCAGCCGCCCAGCGACGAATTGATGCTGCTGTAGTGCCAGACGTTGGCGTTGGCGCCTTCTTCCGAGAACGTGCCGCCGATGCCCCAGACAATCGTACCCGTGGTCTCAATGACCCACGGAAAGACGGTAACCGTTCCCGCCCCGGCGTCGAAGTCCGTCACCCAATACGCATTCTCATTGATGACGACCATGTCGTCAACCTGCAGCTCGGCAGGCACGGTGACGCCTTCGAGCGTCGAGCGCTGGTCGGTGTCCAGCGACGGGCCGCTCTGCGTGCGGGAGGTGAACGCCCCGGCGGGGGCAAGCGTACCACCGCGACCAGACCCGCAGTAGCGCGTCCTGATGTGCGCGATGCGGCCGATGTTCCCGGACCCGGTGATACGCACGCCCCAGCGTTTCACGCCTTCGACGGAGATCGTCATGTTGGCCTGCAAGCGGGTACAGGCGTCGAAGACGATGCCGTCCCACTGCCGGCGGCTGGTGTAGGCGCTGACGGTGCCGCCGCCAACGACCGCGGCGCAATGCAGTTGCAGGTAGCCGGTCGGCGCGAAGTCGTGACAGTTCTGGAAGCGGATCGCCTCCTCGTCCCAGGTTTCGCTGGTCCAGAAATACGCCTGGAAGTGGATGTTGTGGCAGGCGAAGCCACTGGTCGGGTCGCCGTTGAT